GAGGCGGCGGCGGCGGCGGCGGGGGAGGCGGCGGCGGAGCAGCCGGCTCACCGAAGTTGAACGTCACGCCACCAAGCAGGCTGTGCGAGCGGAAGCGGCCATCAAAGACGCGACCGGTCACGTCGACCAGCTTGACGTTGTCAGCGTTGAAGAAGCGATACTTCAGCGTGACATCGATGTTGTCCGTGACCGGCTGGCGCAGACCGGCGAGTGCCTGCCATGCGAAGACGGTGTCGGAATCGTCGAGGAACGCACCACGCGTGTTGAGCGCATAGTCCGCCTTGACGCGTGCCACACCGGCGCCACCGCCGATGAAGCCCTGCAGACCATCGTCTTCACCGAAGTCGAGCAGGCCGTTGACCATGAAGCTCAGCGCGGTCGAGCTGCCACCTGCATAGGTGAAGTTGCCCGGAGCGATGTTCGCCAGTGCCAGCGTCGAGATGTAGTACGGCGTGGTCAGCGTCGAGCGATAGCCGTCGACGGTCGCGCGCTTGTAGCTCACCTCGGCCTCGGCGCGGAAACCGCCGAAGTCGTAACCGATCGTGCCACCCACGTCGAAACCATATTCATGGTCGACGGTGCCGGCAGCGGCGGTGGTGCCGATGTCGTAATCGATGTCTTCGACGATCATCGCGCCGCCTTCGACGCCCACATACCACGCGTCGTCGCGTGCGAGGGCGGGCGTGGTGAGCGCGGTCGAAGCAAGTGCCAGAGTTACGGCAAGCTTCCGCATCTTAATCCCCTTTCGTAGTTGCCACTTCGGACAGCGCTAACTTCCTAACCTCTGGAAAGTTTCCGCGCAAGCGAACAAAATCCGGGGACTGTTGCCGGAACGTCACAGTTCGGAGCTGGCAATCAGCCCATGCGCCTGCAATCTCTCCAGCACCGCCACGATTGCCGTCCGTGCCTGTTCGTCGACGATAGCACCACCGCTGGGTAAGGCAACCGCGGTGGCCTGCGCTCCGACCACCTGCACCCCTCCGATCTCGACTCGGCTGGCGGCGAGAACGCCGACCTGCCACCCATCGACGCCGCGATAACGTACGGTCTGGCCAAGGCTTTCCGCCCACACTTCCATGCCCGGACGCGGAGCCGCGAATCGCCACCCTCCTTCGGTCCAGCTTGCGATCGCCGCGCCATGTCCCTCCCAGTCCCCGACCGGTTCGGTCCCGACGATCCATGCCTCGCCCGCCTCAGGCGCGGCGGGCGGGACATTGTCGCCCACGCCGCGCACATCGGGGTGCAGCAGCGCGTCGATCCCGACGACTGCTTCATTGTGGAACATCTCTTTCTGCGCCTGCCCCGCATGAAGCAGGGGCAGCGCGAATCGCGCGGTCATACTCATATCGATTACTCCATCGCTTCGAGAGTCAGGGTAGCGGGTGGGGACAGCCCGTGATCACCCGCCTGGCGTATCTCCACCTGCATTGCGGAGGTACTGTCCACGGTCCAAAACGGCGTGTCGCGCATCACGACCACCGGTGGCTGGCCGGGAATGCTCAGGCGCAGGTGATAGCGCTCGATACTTTCACCCACCGGCGCGTCCGTGCCGTCGCTCCAGCGCCAGCCGGCTCGACTGCGGCGGGTCCAGCGCAGTACCCGCCCACCAGCCGTACGCGCGACATGCGGCGCGACCGGTGCCGGTGGCGTCGCTGACCGACCCGTGACCATCAACGCCTGCTCTACCGACTCCAAATCGCCGACTCCGGTCGCCATGACGCGCTGAACCCCGCCCGCCGCAATCCCGTCGCGAACGACCAATACGTCGCGTTCGATCAGGACGAAGCGGTCGCCTGCGACGCCCGCGCCGATTGCATCTTCAGTCCCCCGCCGTCCGCGCCACAACTCCGTCAGTCTCCAGCGCCCGCCACCCATCGGCTCGGCGCAACCGAACTGGATCAGCTCGTCTCCTACCATGGCAATATTCGCGCCCGCATCGAGCGCCTCGACGCTCGCGTCGGCCAAGGCCAGCTCGGCATGAGCAAGGTCGACCACCAGTTGCGACACGCGATCTGCGATCAGCGCGCTCGCGCGGCCGGCTGGGACCGCGACCACGCCGATCACCGCCGGTGCGGCAGTCGCACCGATTGGCTCCCACCGCGCGCCGGCATCCCCGCTCAGCGCCAGCGCGGCGCGTCGCCACCCGGGCGCGGTGCCACATGCCGCAATCGACAATCGTGGCCCGCTCAGCAGCTCCTCGCCAAGATGGGGGCATTCAAATGCATGGAGCACCGTCGCGCCATGGACCCGGTCCGGTGCCGGAGCGACACGCCCGGGACTCGCCCCGACCGGAATGGCATTCGGCGCAACCGGGGTCAGCATCAGCGCAACGTCGCCGTCCTCGATCCGCGCCTCGATCACGCGCCACTGCCCCGCTTCGCCGACAATCGCCACCCGTTGGCCCGGCGCGATCCCCAGTGCCGACCATCCCGGGTGCACCATGCGCCGGATGCGCATGCAGTCGGCGCGGATCAGCTCCGCTTCCGCAATGCGCTTCGCCGCTTCCGCCGGCAGAGCCGCGGGCAGTTCGATGCGCCGTTCGCGATCCTGCCCCGCCGGGTCGGATGCGCTCTGCACGCCGGCCTGATAGTCGCGCGCCGGATCATAGTGACTGATCACGACCCGGCGCGGCACCCGGTCCGGTGACTCGATCGCCCGCTCCACACCCGCGCCACCCACGCCGGGATCAACGAGAGGCAGCGCTCCGCTGTCCGCCCCGTTCACCAGCACAAATCCGGCACTGCGCGCGACGGGCCAGGCACCATTCGCCTCGATCAGCGGCGCGCACGCCCCTCGCACCGTCTCCCCATAGGCCGAATATCCCGCAATCGGCTGCATCGCCTCGCCCGCCGCGATCGTCCCGCGCGACAGTTCGGCCACGATCTCTCCCGCCGCCACCGGCCCCGGATCGGCGGTCACCTCGAAACTCAGCGACGGAATGCGATTGCCGAACTCCTCGAGCTCCAGATTTTCGAACACGGCATAGGCGATCCCCCGATGCGCCGGAGCAAGCCCCGCCCCTTCGGCCGACGCGATCAGCGGATCGACCGCCTGATCCTCGTTGCCCAGGTGCAGCCGAAACCCGGTCCGCACCTTCCAGTCGCCCGCCGCACCGCGCAACAGCTTGCCGTCCGCCCATATCCGCCCGACCGACAGGATCGGCCGCGCCGACAACGCCACCGCGAACGACGCAGTATAGCTATAGCTGTTTACAGTCGGTCGCCCCTTGCCGCCCTCGCGCTGACGATGCTCGATCAGATCGGTGGCCCAGATCACCGTCCCCGCCACCCGCATCGTTCCGAACTGCCGCGGGATCGGCGTGCCATAGCTCGACGTCTGTACCGCCAGTTCGGTCAACCGCGGCCCATCGCGCCCCTTGGGCTTGAACAGCAACTCCCGGTCGATCGCCTGCCCGGCCAGCGCACCGATCATCGCGCCGACCGGACCGCCCACGATCCCGCCGACGGTGGAAAGTACCAACGTCGCCATCTCAATCCTCCTTGAACCGCCACCGCGCCAGTTCCGGCCAGGGCGGCACGCCGGGCCGTGCGGCCACGCGGCGCAGCGCCGCATCGGCGTGGATCACGCCGTCCTCGCTCGCGATGGCTAGGTGCAGCTGCCCCGCCCCGGCATCGAACAGCACCAGATCGCCTGGCCGTGCCGCGTCCACGCGCATCAGCCCCACCCCTGCGGCTGCGTCAGCCACCTGCGCCACACTGCCCCCGCGCAGCGCATAGCCGCGCGGCACCGCGATCCCGTATGCCAACCCCGCTAGCCCGACACAGTCCAGCCCATGCGGCACGCACCGCCCATGCAACCGAAACCGCGCCCCGATCGCGCCGCGCGCGCGCTCCAGCGGCGTCACCCGCCCGGATAGCGCGTCAACAGGTCGATCCCCGGCAGATACGGCTCGCCCCGGAAATTCGCCGCATTGCCGAACCGCCCCGCACAGGTCGCGATGCTCTTGTCGCATCCCTCGCTCACCTCCACCAATGCCCCCACAGCCTCGAAACGCGGCGCGCGCCGCAGCGTCACGACATCCCCCACCGACGCCGCGATCACGTCGCTCAGCCCGCTATGCGCTCCGCCGAACCAGCGCAGCCGCCCGCCAGCCCATCCGCCCGCCACCGGCTCGTGGAGATCCAGCGTCAGCGCCGCGCCATTAGCCGCAATCACCCGCGCGAACCGCCGCCGCCCCGCCATCGCCACCCGGCACCGTGCGTCACCCAGCTCGGCGCGGCATTCGGGCGAGGTCATCTCGACCACCGGCGCATCAAGAGCCGCCGCAGCGCCGCGCAGCTCGGCCGTCAGCACGCCATCGCGCGTCTCGACCGCCCCGATCGTCCCGCTGCCCAGTGCGACCACCTCGCCCGGCGCCGTCCAGTCGACCGCGAACAGGCTGATCCGCGCCCCGTCCCAGCGCCCGGCCAACAGGTCGGCCTCGCTGATCGCCGCCCCGGTCAGCGCCCCGGTCACATCCATGCTGTCGGCATCCAGCCCCGCGCCGCGCCGGATCGCCGACGGCGTCATCCCCGGCGCAGCGCGATAGTGGAACCTATCCACCTCCAGATCGCGATCATGCGCCGTCAGCCCGATCGCCACCCCATCCCGCCGCTCGATCCGCCAGCAATAGGCGATCGTCGCGAGCGGCGCGTTCAGCCAGTGCGCCGTCATGCCTCACGCACCTCGACCAACGGCACGCTCGGCGCCGCCCCCGCCATGAACGTGGCCCGATTAACGCTCAGCGAATCCTCCGCAAAGCGCACCGGCACATCGAACCGGAACCCCGCCGTCACCACCGCGCCCTCGGCCGGCGGCTCGTCCAGCACGACCACTCCGCCCGCATCCACTGCGAACGCCGCCGTCTCGACCCCGGCCACCGCCACCCGCACACTCCCCGCCACCGGCCGCGTGATCCGACGCGCGACATCGCCATAGGCCTTCACCAGCGCAAACGCCTGCCGCTCGCCATCCCCCTCGCCCAGCACCTGGTCGGTCGCCCCCGGCTCCCCGCTATCGTTCGAGCAATCATCGAACGGATCGCGCAGCCGGAACCCCCGCGCCGGCCCTATCCGCGCCCGGTAAAACCCAAGCAGCGCCCGGATATCCGCCTCGCTCCGCACCCCAGGCCCGACATCGTACCGCGTCCGCGCCTGCGCCCAGGCGGCGTTGCGCGCCTCATGCCCGCCCGCGCTGGTCAGGATCGCGGTCGAAACCTCCGGCGCCACCTCCGCCTCACGCCCCAGCGCAATCGGAAACAGCACATCATCGAACGCCTGCATCTCATCCTCCTGATCGAAGGTCACAAACCCGTCGCGGATCACCTGCGGCAGCGCCCAGATGAACGTCGCTGCCACGCCCCGCGCACGCGCCGCATCCGCCGCTGCGGCGATCCCACGCCACTGCACCGCATCCTCCCGGTTCAGCACGAACCCCGCGAAATAATGCTGCTTCTCGACCGGATAGCCCAGTCGACCCTGCGCCAGCGCCACGCCGCGCGCGCTCGCAACGGCATTGCCCGCCGCCGCCCAGTCATAATCCTCCAGCTGCAGCACATCGAACGCCGGATAGGCCCAACCGACCGGCAAGTTCGCCCGCATCGCCTCCGGCGCGTCCCGGTCCAGCACCGTGGGCAAATAGGCGAGCAGCAGCAGCTGCGCCCCCGGAGCCACGCCCCGCACCGCCGCACCCAGCGCCGCCGTCGACGCCGCCAGCAACGCCCCCGCCGCGTCGAGCACATCGGTGTCGGGATCGCCTCGCACATTCTGCTCCGCCGGATCGCCCAACGCCGCCCGCGCCGCATCGTCATGAATGCACAGCCGGCCATCGGCCATCACCCACCACCACGGCTCACCGACCTGGAACTTGACCGCTAGCCCCGCATCCAGCGCGATCCCGACAAACGCTGCGGCCACCGCCTGCAGATACCCCATCGCCCCCGCATGCGCTGGCGACAACAGGGTCGAGGGCGGCTCCCACCCGGTCAGCGCGGGCGACCCATCCGCCGCCCGCTGCTTCCAGTCGCCCCAGCAATGCGCGTCGAACAGCTCATAGGACAGCGACCAGATCACCCCGAAGCCCAACGCCTTGGTCCGCGCCGCGAAATCGGTATGCCAGGCCGCGCACGGGCCATTCAGCGCCCCACCGCTCAGGCTCGCATAATAGCCCCCCGACGCCGCCTCGAGCCGGAAATAATGGCTCATCCCGACATAATGGACGATGTCCCCGCGATACCCCAGCTGCAGCGCATTGCGCAGCAGTCGTTCCGGCGTGACATGATAGCTGTCGTCATAGCCCGAGCAGATCGACAGCCCGTGTTCCGGCACCACCACATCGCCGATCGCCAGCACCGCCCCCGGCCCCTCGACCGCGATCTCCGACAGTTCGACCCACCCCTCGACCGGCACTGCCAGCGCCGCATCCGCACCGGTATACCCCGGCGGCACCAGGCTCACGAACATCCGGTCGACATCGCCAGCCCACACCGGATCGGCCTCGCCCGGCAGCACGAACCCGCCCGCAACGCTGGCAAAGTCGAGGCTGACGACGCAATCCTCCGGCGTCCCCTGCGCATAGTTCCACAGCCGCACATACCAGGCGCGCGGCGCCCCCGCCGCATCGCGCCCCTCGATCGTCAGCACCGGGCCATTGACCGCATCCAGCGGCATCACCCCCGACGAACGCCAGCGAAAGCGCAACCGGCACGCACGATAGTCGCGGCTGGTTTCATAGGACAGCAGCGGGTGGTCATGCCGATCCACGCTCTCCCAGATCAGCCCCGCCAGATCATTCTGGCGATAGAACAGTGCATCCACGCGCAATGCGTCCGGCGCAATCGTCACCACGCTCGCCATCATCGGCCGCGGAAAATTGACCGTCCAATAGGCGGGGTCAAAGCGCGAGATCACCCCCGCCACCTGCACCGTCCGCTCGGACGCCAGCCAATATGCCATTGTCGTGCTCCGTGTTAAAAGCCGCGCAGAACGGGAGAGGGATATGCTCTTTGCGATGGTGCTCGCTGCCGGGTCGGGATGCGCAGCACCCGTCTCCTGCCCTTCGCCGCAAGAGGTGATCGCCGCGTTCAACGCATTTGAAGGCGACCTGGAATGGGATCTGCAGGCCGATGCCTCGCGCGGGTCGGACGACGTCGTATCGGTCGCAGTCCATCGCACCCGCCGTGTTACCGCCCTCCGCTGCACCCCCGCTGAGGCAGAGCAAGCAACCGTCACCTGCCGGGGCGTCATCCATCGGATGAGTTCGCGCTCTCGCCAAAATTTTCGGCTGGTCCTGACGGCTGACGGTTGGCGCCTGGAGGATCATCTGAACCGCACCAGGCCCTGACCCCTTCAATCCACCCCCGCCAGCGCCGCCTTGACCGCCCGCGCCACCTGCCGCCCCGATTGCCGCAACGCCCCGGCGGCGTCGCCGCCACCCGGCGCGTTGATCGTGATCGCCACACGCACATCACGCCCGCCGCCCTGAACCGGGACCTCGACCCGCCCGCTCGTCGTCGGCACGAACAGCTCCGGCCCGCGTTCGCCCACGACATAGCCCCGCCCCGGCGCCACCGGCCCGCCGGTCGCACGGCCGGGCAGGCCAAGAAGCTGACCGATCGCGGCACCCAGCCCGGCACTGCTCGCGCCACTACCGCCGCTGCCCCCTCCGAACAGCGACGACAGCCCCGCGCGTACCGCTTCGGCCGCAATCTCGCTCAGGATCTGCGACGCCACACGCTTCAGATCCTCGAATCCCAGCTTGCCCGTCCGCGCCGCCCGCAACAGCGCCTGCTCGACCCCGCGCCCGGCGCGGTCCGCCCCGGCCTGCAGCGGCCCGTCGATCGCCGCGCGCATCTCGGCCACGTCGCGGGCAAAGCCTTGCGTATCGGCGCGCACGCGCACGATCATCTCGTCCAGATCCTCACTCATCGGGAAATGCCTCCATCAGCTGTGCGATCATGTCGCGATCGGGCGGTGCGACCGCCTCGCCAGCCACCGCCCGCACCAGTGCCGCCAACTCGGCCGGGGTCGCATTCCAGAACAGCTCGGGCGTCCAACCGAACGCCACCCCCGCCTGCCCGGCCAGCCGCACTGCGGTCTCCGCGAACCTCACCGCCCCGCCAGTATCTGCCCGATCAGCACACGCAGCGCAGGGGTCGCCGCGGCAAGTCCCCCCACCGCCACCCCCTCGCCGAATGCCTCCCGGGTCAGTCCCTCGGGTCGCTCCCTCAGGCAGTGCCAGAACAAGGCGACTATCTCGCCCAGCCCCAACCGCCCCTCCGCCGCTCGCTCGACCAGCGCAAACAGCGGCCCCACTTCCTGCTCCGCCGCAACCAGCGCACCGAACGAAGGCCGCAGCACCAGCTCGACCCCCGCCACCCGCAAGCTGGCCTCGCCCCGCGCCGGATTCGCGCTCATGCCGAAACCACCGGCCCGGAACTCTCCAGGTTGAGCGTGTACGACCGCTCCCCGTTGAAATCCCCGGCATAGTCCAGCCGCGTGACCAGAAACCGCCCGGTCATCGTCTCGCCGCTCTCAAAGCTCAGTCGGTAATCGTCGATCACCCCGCTCAGCGCATTGCCCCGGATCCGCGTCTCCGCCGCCGACCCGGTAAACACCCCCGCCGCCGACACGCTGACCGATCGCACCCCTGCACCCGACAGCAATTCGCGCCACGCGCCCGAGTCCTTCGACGTGATCGCCACCGCCTCGCCATTGACGCTCAGCTGCGTCGTGCGCAGCCCCGCCACCGTGGCATAGGCGACCGGCGACCCGCCATCGCCCACCTTCAACAGGAACGCGCTTCCCTTCTCCACCGCCATCACCGATCTCCCTCAAATCCCGCTCTTCAACACGCGCAGCCGCCACTCGCTCGTCGCGACCCAGCGTCCCTCGCCCTTCCGCTCGATCCGCGCGCGCAACAGCACCCGGCTGGCGAGTTCCCAGCCCCCGCCGATGACGCGCGGCAGCCCCGCCATCGCCACCTCGACTTCGCCCACCATCCGCCGCAGCCGCGCCGGACTCTCCCCGGCATCGAACAGGCTCACCACGACCCGCGCCTCGCGCCCGGCCATGTCCTTGGTCCCCCAGTCGCTCAGCAACGCCTCACCGATCACCGCATGCGGCGTCGCCGCGCGCACCGGCGGCGCAACGAACACCCCCGCCAGCCCCTCGGCGAGCGGCGCATGCCCGCTCAGCGCCGCCCGGATCGCCTCCGCCAACACCACCGCCGCGCTCATCGCACCGCCCCCACGCCCAGCCGCATCACCCGCCACGGGCGCCACAACGCCGTGACCGCCGCCGGCGGCACGCCCTCGCCATCCATCCGCAGATGTGCCGCCAGCCGAAGGATTCCGTGCCGCACCGGCTCGGGCACAGCGTTCCAGTCGCCAGCGCTTCCCGCGCGATAGGTCACGGCGATCCGCCCGGCACCGGGCGCACACCGCACCCAGCCCTGCCCCGCCGCATCGATGTCGATGGCATAAAGCGCCGGCGCCAGCGCCACCGCGCCGCCATCGCCGGCCAGCTGATGCACCGCCGTCACCGCGCGCACCGGCGCGACGCTCAGCGCCTGCCATTCTCCCCGCGCCACCAGCGTCTCGCGCAGCGTCCGCTCGAGCAGCGCCGTGCCGATATAGCGTTCGCACAATTCGGTCGCGACGCGCAGCTGCGCCGCCAGCTCGGCGTCACCCACCACGCCGTCGATGCGCAGGAACGCGCGCAGCTCGGCCAGCGCGACAGGGGCCGCCTCGGGCGGCGCGATCGTCTCGACCATCACCGCCGCTCCACCCGCACGTCGATCGCACGCGCATCGCGGCGCCCGTCGCTCCAACTCACCTGGTTGGTCAGCCGATAGACCAGCCCCGGCCGCCCGCCCTCCACCGTCGCGGCACAACGCGGCCCGCTCACCGCCTCCGCGACCACCGTCAGCCCGCCGTCATGCGTCGGCTCGACGCTCCAGCTGCTCGCGCTCACCCCCGCCGCGCCGGCAATCGCCGCCCAGTCGATCGCATAGTCCAGCGCCGCCGCCGGATCCTTCAGGAAGATGCCCATTGCTCACCCCCGTTCCCCAAGAAAAAAGGGGCGGCCCGACGGACCGCCCCCTGAGTCATTTTCGCCGTCGCGACGCTTCAGCCCGCGCGCACCACGCGCTCGCCATCGACCGCACGGATCAGATCGCCGCCATCGCTGCCCGCACGCGCGGCACCCGCGACTTTGACCAGCCGCGCCGGGCGCGATCTGGCCTGCTGCGCCCTGCCGATCGCGCCCGCAGCGATGCGTGCCCGCCCGATCTGGGCTCCACCCTGTACCCTTACCATGCCGCCATGATCCTCCAGTCCGCGCCGTCGCTGACGACAACGCCGCCATTGCTCCCGCCCCCCGCCGCGACGCTCCCGGTCGTGGTGGCGTTCAGATCGGTCACATAATGCAGCGCCCCTGCGCCCGCCGTCGCCGCCGACCCCGCACCCGCCACAGTCGCCCCCGGCAATCTCGGCGCCTTCATGAAACTGGTCTGCAGCGTCGTGAAGTTGATGCGCAGCGCATCGGCGATATCGTTGCCCTGATCGGTCTGGCCGATGGTGAAGTCGCCATTGGTCTTGAGCCGCAGGCCCCAGCGATGGAAATTGGCTTCGTTGAAGAAGTCGAGATACAGATTGCCATTGCCCTGGATCCGCCCGCCCGCAACGCCGCTCGCATGGGTGTTGCGCAGCTTGAAGCCCTCGAACCGCGTCGACGCGGAAAGCTCGGCCTCGAACCCGGTCACCGACCCCGTCACCGCATTGGTGTTGAGGTAGATCATCCGCGCGCCGTTCGTGAACCCCGACGTACCCACCAGCGACAACAGCGACTGAATGCCCAGCGGATTGGTCCCGACATTGCCCGCCGACAGATAGATGTCGCGATCGAACGTATAGCCGTTGCCCGAATTGACGTAGGGCAGGTTAATCTGCGACGTCCCCGCCGCATTGGTCTGGGTCAGCCAGGCGGTGTTGTTCCCGGCGCGGTTGATCCGAACCTGATTGGACAAGGTGATCGGCTTTGCATCGTCTGCTGCACCATTCCAGCCAAAGGTGACGTGCACATTCCGATAGCCATCGGCAAAGGCATAATAGGCCGCCTGGAAACTGGTGTCGGAATCATGCCCCCAATCGCCCTCGTCGAACGGGGCATAGATGCTGATCGGCCGATATTCGAACCCGGTCGCCCCGGTGGTGTGCATGGCATGGTGGAATTCGGACCCGTCGACCCAGCCGCCCGGATTGCCCGGATTGCGGCTCGGCTTCTTGAACCTGCTCTCGATCCGGATCGACGGCCCGCCCATCGCGGTGTTGATCGGCGCAAAACTCGTATTGAGGTTCCAGCTCAGCCCGAAGACATTGTTGGTATAGGCCAGCTGCCCCGGAAACTGCGCATCCGCCGGATAGGGTCCATAGGTAAGGTTGAGCCCGAAGCGGATGCTCGACGGCTCGCCACCTTCGTCGCGCGACGGGGAGTCATAGACGAGCCCCTCCTGCGACCAGCCCGAATCGATATCGGGGGGCGTCTCCGCCTCGATCGTGTAATGCGGCGCCGACAGCCCGTCAGCACCGCTCACCTGGTCCAGGAAATCGCTGACCGACAGACCTTCGTTGCCCGGAATCGCCTGCCACGCCGCGAACACATCCGATGGGCCGAACACGTCCGGGTTCACCGTCGCGGTCAGAAACTCCGCAACCGTCCCGTCCGTATTCCCGGGAAGCGCCTGCCACGCAGCGAACACGTCATGTGCCTGGACAATCTGATAGAATTCGGCCGCAACCGTCAGCGCGATCGTCTTGGACCCGGCGGGCAGGTCGACGGCGCCGGTCCCGGCAGACGACACGATCGGCGCCCGCGCGATCGTCCCGCCGACCAAGGTCCCGATCCCGACCTCGAACAGGCTCGTGTCCGCAGGCGCGCCGGAGATGCTGTAGTAAAATTGGTCACCCTCGCTCAGCACGGATGCAAAGCTGCGCGATCCGTCCACCGCTCCGCCGGGCGTGACCGCGCCGGTCCCGGTGGTGCTCGTCACTTCCTCGACTAGGTCTGCGTAAATCAGCTGTGCCATGATCGTGCTCCCGCGGAGGTAAAGTCGGAACTGGCCGGGGCGCCCGCACCGCCCCGGCCCGACTGTATCAGGGGGGCGGTGTTCGGCAGAATCGCGACGGCTATCACCCCGCTAACCACGCCGCCCACCGCCCATCCGCCTCAGGAGGCGGAGAACTTCATCAACTTGATCGCCTCGGAGTTCGTCACCGCGCCGCCGACGCGCTTGGTGGCGTAGAAGTGGACGAACGGCTTGTTGCTGTAGGGATCGCGCAGGATCTGCGTCTCGCCGCGCTCGGCGATCAGATACCCCGCCTTGAAGTTGCCGAACGCGATCGACAGCGAATTGGCCGCGATGTCGGGCATGTCCTCGGCCTCGACCACCGGATAGCCCAGCAACGTCGCCGGCTGCCCCGCGCTCAGCGACGGCTGCCACAGCAGCGCCCCGTCGCTCGTCTTGAACTTGCGGATGCGCGCCAGCGTCGACGAGTTCATGCACCACACCGCACCCTGGCGGTACGGCGGCCGCAGCGCCTGGACCAGGTCGATCAGCTTCTCCTCGGGATTGGCCGCAAACGCCCCCGCCGCACCCGACACGATATGCTGCAGCGTGCCGAACGCCCGGACGTCGTCACCGGTCGTCGCCGTGGCATAGGTCAGGAAACCCTTGGGCTTGTTGGTCCCATTGCCGCTGACGAACGCCGCCCCCTCGGCCCGGGCGAATTCGCGCGCAATCTCGTCGGCCAGCCACGCTTCGACATCGAACGCGGCGTCGTCCAGCATCGCCTGGCTCGCCGCCGGATTGGCGAACAGGTCGCCCATCGGCGGGGCAATCTCGTTGAACACTGGCGTATCGGTCTCGTCGCGCGCCGCCGTCTCGCTCGCCCAGCCGGATTCGGTTCCGCCCGACGCGACCAGCTTGCGGTAGCCCGCGCTGCCCACCGTCACGACATTGGCGATCGCGCGGATCGGCGAAATGCTCGCCAGCGTCGCATCAACCAGCGCGTCGATCTCACGCGGCACGGCATAGCCGCCCTCGGCCCCGCTCGTCCCCGACAGCGCCTTCATCTCCAGCGCGCCGCTCCCGCTGCGCAGAAACCCCTCGAACGCCGCGCCCGTCACACTGCGCGCGCCACTCAACATCGGCCGCGCCACCGGCACCCCAGCCGCTTCCACCGCCTCGAACGACTGTTCGAGGACATCCGCCTTCGTTTCCATAGTCTTCTCCATGCCAAAGGAACCTCCCCAGGCATGGGGAGGGGAACCGCTGGCGTCGCCAGCGATGGAAGGGGCCTGCCCCAGGCAAACCCCGTCGTTTCAGAAATTCAGCGCCCGCCAAACACCGCCTCTCCAACTTGCGGGAGGAGTTAGGAGGGGTCTTCTTTTATTCGGTCAGACCATTACCGGGACCACAGTCAGCCGGCCCGTCGCCATGCGGGCGCCGACAATTCAATTGCCCTCATACCGTCGCACTATTCGCTCCGGGCGCTGTGCGATCGCCTCGTCCGGGTCAAACTGCACAAGTGCTGCGCCACTGTTCCGCATCGCCGAAACGATCGTTGGCCAATGCTGGTCCGACACCGCAACGAACACCGTCGTCTTCACCAACGAATGCCTGGGCAAGGTCGCCCCCACCTTAGTCAGAACCCGGGCGAGGTTCGGTTCCGACAGGGAGGCCAGTGCGACCATGTACGCGTCTCGGTCGGTCAGGTGTTCACGGATCCACGTCTCCGACACCGCGTAGTCCTTCGCGCCCGGAAGCCGCAGTACCATAGTCCAGGCCGACGCATCGTCTCCGATCCGTCGCGCTACAGCCTCGCGCAGATAATCGTGCCACGCACGCTCGGTATTCTCTCCGGGGCGACGCAATGGGGCGATGAACGCCGCTTTCGCCGCAGCTTCCGCCGCCAGCTGTTCGGTACGAACCGCGCGCCCTTTGGACAGCGCCCGCTGCCATGCCGCAGCATCCGTCGGCGCCGCCCGACCGTCGGCAAGACTGATCGCAAAATCGACCGTACCGTCCTCCTCGCCAGGGATCACGACCGGGATCACCACCTGCGTGCCGTCCAGCGAGAAACGCGGCTCCCCGCGCCAGCGCATCGAGCTGACCGATCTCGGGAGCGCCGCAATATAGTCTTCAGGCATGAGGTCGGTCAGCGACAAGGCACGCACTAACCGCCCCATTTCTCCATAGATCGCCACGACATCTGGCCCATAGCCGACGCCGTGCCAGTTATCGAAGGTCACGGCATAGGCGCCATCGTCCCGGACGATCGCCGATACAGGGGCGACCTCGTTCACGATCTTGCCCTCCCACACCGTTTCCCAGCGTTCTCCCGCTCGACGTTCGAGCCGCGCCCGCGCGGTGTCCGCACCGCCGGCCTTCTGTCCGGCGGGCTCCACCTTCTCGACCTTGTCCTCGAAATACGAGAGCTGATCCTCCAGCGCACGCGGCACGATCGTGATGCGGGCGCATCCGCCCGGTGACACATAGCTGGTGGTCGTAGGCAGCGCCCAACTGTCGGCACATGCCGGCGCGGGTACGATCGACAGCGACAAGGCAGCAACGATTGCCAGAATTGCCGCACGTATCGATCTCATCCGCGACCCCTGCTCTGATACAATGTATCACCTGCCATGGCGTTGCGATCCTGCAAAGCTGTTTCGACACCCGCCACCGTATGCACCCGCGCCAGCCCCTGCATCGGTCGCGCCACCAGACTCACCTCGCACAGCTCCAGCGCCTCGATCTCGCGCCACCGCCCCTGCCGCGCCTTGACGGTGCGATACCCAAAGCTGAGCCCATTGACCGCGCCCCGCGCCACCAGTGCCGCCAGCCCGGGCGCATCGACCCGCGCCGTCACCCGCAAGCCCCGCGCATCCTCGCCGATCGCCTCGATCACCCCGACCGGCGCCCCGCGATGCTGCCACAGCAGCGGCACCCGCCGTACCCGCGCCCCGAACGCCCCGGCCCGGATCACGTCCCCGCCGCGATCCGGCACATCGAACACCGCCGCATAACCGGCGAACCGCACACTCCCCTCCCGCTCGCGGGAGGGGTCGGGGGAGGGCCTGTCGGGGCCATTCACTTCCCCACCCCCCAAAACCCCAGCTTCACCGCCAGCCCCACAACCAGCAGCGCGAGCAGCATCCGCACGACCCATCCCGCGACCGCCTTCACCGCCGACCGTTTCGCATCGCGCCACGCCTCCAGCAGCTCGCGCAACTCGCCCATGTCCTTGCCGGCATGCGGATCGTCGAGCCCCAGCCGCGCCAGCGCCCGGCTCGCGCCCAGCTCGCCCGCCTCCTCCGCCACCGCGCGTAGCGTCGCCATGTCCGCCCCCTCGGCCGACCCTTGCGCGATCAGCTGCGCCAGCAGCTTGCCGTCCACCGGCGCGCTCACGACTCGACCTCCGCGCCGATCCCCACCAGCGCGCGCTTCTCCTCTGGCGTCAGGAATTCCGCCGCGCTCACGCTGCGCCAAAGCCGCTCGCGGTCCTCGGCCATCGCCGGGACCTTGTCGACCGCGACCCACAGCCGCGCATCGGGAAACCACGGCGACAACCCCTGCGCCAATTCGGTCAGGATCTTGTCCGCCAGCGGCAGGATCGTCATCCGCCACACCGCCTTGTTCGCCTCGCGATAGTTCGCATAGCTATTGTCGCCGGGCAGGCCGATCAGCATCGGCGGCACCCCGAACGCCAGCGCGATCTCGCGCGCCGCCGCCGCCTTCAGCCCGACAAAATCCATGTCCGCCGGCGTCAGGCTCATAGCCTGCCACTTCAGCCCGCCCTCCAGCAGCATCGGCCGCCCGGCATTGGCGGCCCCGGCAAAGCCCGCCTCCATCTCGCTCTTGAGCCGCTCGAACTGCGAAGGTGACAGCGCGCTCCCATCCCCCGGCTCATAGACCAGCGCCCCGGATGGCCGCGCCGCATTGTCGAGCAGCGCCTTGTTCCACCGCGTCGCCGCATTGTGGATCGCGATCGCCCCCGACGCCGCGCCCAGGCAGCCCAGCCCATAATGATCGTCGACCGGGTTGAACGCCTTCAGATGCACGACCTGCGGACGCCCCGCCGCATCCTCCGCCGCGATCGTGGTGACGCTCCCGCCGACGCGATAACGATAGCCGACCGGCCACCCCCCGGCATCGGTCTCGACGCTCATCCGCTCGGGCCGCAGCGCGAACAGCTCCGCCACGCCCCCCGCGCCATCGCCAAGGAGCTGCACGAATGCATTCCCATGCAACAGCAACTGCGCGGCGATCGTCGCCCCCAGCTCCTGCCCCTGGCTCCGCGCGGTGATGAGCTTCAGCAACGCCGCATCGCTCGCCGCGACCGGCGCGGCCGCCACGCCCTCGGCGATGATCTTCACCGCCCGCTGCGCCACCGGATTGGCAGCATAGCCCGCACGCACCTGCGCCTCGTAACTCTGCGGCCACTCACCCAGCACCGCGCCCGCGCCCTGCCCACGCGCCAACACCGGACGCGAACCCTCGCGCCCGGACTTCCGCCCGAACCATTTCATATTGGATCTCCTGTGATCGCCTCGCGGCGATTGAGCGCCTAGCGCTTCCTACCGAACCAGATCACGTGGCGCGGCCCCTTGCCATTCTGCCGTGCCCGCACCTGAACCTCTTCAACCTCGAACCCCGCATCGCGCATCCGCCGCGTAAAGGCCGGGTCCGGCCCCGCCGACCATACCGCCAGCACGCCGCCCGGCGCCAGCGCCGCCCGCGCCTTCTCCAGCCCGCGCATCGTGTACAGCCCGTCATTCGCGTCGCGCGTCAGCCCGTCCGGCCCATTGTCCACATCCAGCAGGATCGCCTCCCAGCTCCCCCGGCTGCGCGCAATCTCCGCGCCGACATCGCCCATCACCAGCTGCGTGCGGGGATCGTCCAGGCACCCATCGGCCAGATCCGCCATCGGCCCGCGCGCCCAGTCGATAATCCCCGGCACCAGCTCGACTACGCACGCCCATCCCTTCGGCCCCAGCCGCTTGAGCGCCGCGCGCAGCGTAAATCCCATGCCATAGCCGCCGATCAGCAGCCGCGCATTCGCCGGATCGCTCAGCCGGTCCAGCGTCATTTCCGCCAGCGCCTCTTCCGATCCGCTCATCCGGCTCGACATCAGCTCGTTGCGCTCGAGCATGATGATGAAGTCGCGCCCATGCCGCACCAGCCGCAGCGGTTCCCCGCCCGGCACCTCGGCCACGCCGATCACTTCCCGAGGTGTCATCTCAACTCCACGTAAAACTCAACACGCTCTCGCCTTCCAGCAACCCCGTCGAACTGAACCGCCGCTCCGCAATCCGCCCGCGCCCCAGATGGTCCACCGTCACCACCGTGCTGCACCGCGTGCCATAGACCGGGTTGCGGATGAACACCGGCGAGTCCACCGGCTCGAACGGATCGGGTTCATAGCGCTCCGCCGCCCCCGCCGGCCGCTCGTCGGCCAGTACCGCAAACAGCGGCTCCAGCGCCGAGCTCCCCGCCTCCAGCCAGGCGCGCAACCCCATCTGCACCCGGATCGTCTTGGGCCACAACGTATCGAACAACCCGTTCGACAACCCATGCATCCCCGGGCTCAGCGGCCGCCGCACCGGATCGGGCCGGTTCGACAGATAGAGCGGCCCATCGCGATCCACCGCGATCAGGTTGAACGGGTTGTACGCGTTCAAATCCTCCGGCTCATTCCCGGCGAGCATGTCGGTCACCAAAGCCCCGCGCGAAAGCTTGCCCGGATCGGCCGCCTCCCCGCGCACATTGGTCACCGCCGCCAGCCGCCCGGCCTCATTCACCGCCAGCCAGGTCCCCCCGGCCTCCAGATCGCGCCCGCCGATCACCGGACCCTTCGCCATCCAGCGCGACAGCGGCAAAGTCGCGCGCGCATGCCGCTCGTCACGGTTCCCCGCGGCGACCAACAACCAATTGGGATGCATCCCCCACGCCAACGCCAGCACGCACATGGGAGCGTGGCTTAGCGAGGGGCGAACGCATCGCCTAGAGCCGATCTCAGGGCTTGCGCACCCCAACCTCGCCCTTCCACCCGAACACCAGCTCCCACGCCGCCCACACCAGCGCATCGGCGCGATCCGGCGATCGCCCCGGCCCGGCATAATCGCCGCCGCGCACCAGCCCGCACAGCTCGTCCTCCAGCGCCGCAAACGGCTCCGCGTGCCGCACATGGCCCCGCTCATACAGCGCCGCCACCGGCTCCGCCCGCGCCGCCTTGCCCCGGCTGGCATGGACCAGCCGTACCGGCATCGCCACCGCCGCCGCGCGCAGCACGCTCTCGACCATGTCGCCGCCCTGGTTCTTCTCCGCCACCACCCGGTCCGCGCCCTGCCGCGCGGCGCACGCCGCCACCGCCTGCGCCCACCCCTCGGGCGACAGGCCCGACACGCTCGCATCCTCCAGCACGTTCAGCCGCCCGGCACCGTCGATCGCGACCGCGACAATCCCGCACGCATCGCCCTCGGCACTCGCGGGCGGATCAACGCCGACCACTACGCGCACCGGATCGCCCACCACAACGGCCCGAGCCGCCTCGATCATCGCCCGCGTCCAAAGCGCCCCAGGCACATCGCTCAGCAGCTCGCCCTCCAGCTCCTGTCGCCCCAGCCGCGTGCCGCCATATTCGGCCTCCATCGCTTCCACGAAACTCGTCGGCAGATGCGGATTGTCCCGCGTCCTCCCCCGCGTCTCGACACAGCTCGGCAACGCCATGACCCGCCGCATCAGCCGCGTCGGCCGCGGCGTCGTCGTCACCAGCACGCGCGGCCGATCCCCCAGCCGCAATCCCATCATCAGATTGTCCCACGCCGCATCGCCCCGGCGCCCCCATTTGCCCAGCTCATCGGCCCAGGCGGCATGATGCTCCGGCCCGCGCAGCCCCTCCGGCGACTCCGCCGAATAGGCAAAGGCCACCGCGCCCGACGGCCAGTGCAGCTCGCGCGCGCTCGCCTTCCACACCGGTTGCCGGTCGGACCGCGCCGTGGCGATCAGCCCTGACTGCCCCTCGATCATCACCCGCCGCACTTCGTCGAGGCTCGCGCCGACCAGCGCAAAGCGCCCCTCGGGCACATCCAGCGCGAGCTGGTTGACCCATTCGCTCCCCGCGCGCGTCTTGCCAAAGCCACGCCCGGCGCGGATCAGCCACACGCGCCAGTCCCCCGGCGGCACCAGCTGCCCGCCATGCGCCCACAGCTTCCACCGCGCGAGGAACTCGCGCCGCATCGGCTTCGTCATCCCGCGCACCGCATGGCCGCGTTCTTCATCGGGCAGCGCGATCAGTCGGTCGATGAACGCGCCGATCTCTGCATCACTCGCCATCCCGCGCACCCTCCGCCTGCGGGACGTGATCGATCACCGCATCGCGTGCCAGGACCGGATCGCCCGCGCCCGCATCCTGCGCCAGCAACCCGGCCGTACCCGCGGCCACCTGCGCGGCACATTGCGCCTCACGCGCGCGTCGCATCTCGATCACCTTCAGGCGCTTGAGCAGCACGGCGTCGGTCTCGTCAGGAGCGGCAAATTGCAGCGGGGGCCCGCCCTTTCGCGGCTTCGCGTCCGGCTTGCGATGGGCCGCGAGCAAGCGCATTGCCGCGTCGAAATCGATCAGCGGCTGTTCGCACTGCTGGGTATCGACGTGATCGCTGGCACGGTTGCCCGCAAGCACATGGCCCAGCAGCAGCGTCTCGACCATCTGATAGCCAAGCGCCAGTGCCGCTTCCCACTGCTCGGCGAAACGGGCGTCGCGCCGCCGGTGCGCATAAACGGTATGCACATCCACCTTCGCAACCGCAGCCGATTGGGCGACGTGGCATGTGGCAGCGAGGTGGTCGAGAAACGCAACGCGCATCGCCCTGCTCCAACGAGCGCGCGCACGCTTGCCGGTCGCGACCCGCTGTCCATCGAGATCAATGCGGCATCCCTTCGGCATTGTCGCCTCTCCCCAACGCAAATCGGGCCGGCAGGCGTTGCCGCCCCGGCCCGACTTCACTCGATTTCCAATTCCCAAAAGATCGCGTTCAGCGGCCCGGTCGCCGCGACTCGCAATTCTTCAGCGTTCCTGTTATGTACCGAAAGAGCGTGACGATGTCAAGCGCTATGTTCCTATTTGGTTCGTGAATTCATGCATCGCCGGTTCATCGCACCTGTGCCATGCTTCCAGCATGACCCACCGCCCCGCCCTGCTCGCCCCGCTGGCCCTGCTCGCCACCGCCCTCCCCGCCACGGCGCAGGAATCCGCGCCCGCCGCCCCCAAAGAGGCTCGCATCCCCTTCTCCTCGATGATCCGCGACTTCCGCGCCGATGGCCGCGACGCAATTTACCTGCGCGCCGGGCGGCAATGGTATCGTGGCACCTTCTTCGCCCCGTGCATCGAGCTCCCCTGGGCCTGGCAGATCGCCTTCAAGCCCTCGGGCGGCGTCGGCGGCATCGACCGCTTCGCCAGCATCATCGTCCCCCGCGAAGGCGAATGCCGCCTCGCCTCGCTGGTCAAGATCGACGGCAAACCGCCGGAACGCGCAAAGAAGCCGGCCAGGCCGAAGGGCTAGAACGTCAAACCCTCTCGTCGTCCCGGGCTTGACCCGGGACCGGGCTGCCTTGAGCGCCACGAAGCCCTGCCCCGGCTCAAGGCCGGCGCGGCGAAGCCGCCAATGGGCAGACAGCCCACCCCTCCTCCCGTCATGCTGAACTTGTTTCAGCATCCACCGGGCCACAAGCGACTTAGCCGCGGGGTACGACGCCAATCCGAAATCGGTTGAGGATGGCTAGGACAGCAATTGGGTGGTTAGCTGCCATTGACCTCGCGCGTGTCAGCGATAGCGTGGCGTAATGCTGACAAAGCGCCTTTTTCGGTTTGGCTATGAGACTTCGGACCAAGCCGAGCGAAACGCTAGGCATGGTTGGGACGACGAGGACAGCACCGGCGTATGGATCGCCAGCGCAACAGAAGATGAAGCGATGCGGTGGGGGCGGACTATCGCGGCGCAGTTCGTTTCGTCATTGTTTGCGCAAGGCGACAACGCGTATTTGTGGACGGGTGATGGCTTCACCCATTGGATCGAAGATGACCCCGCGATCTTAGCAGCCGCCTGCGATCTACCGGTTGTGACAGTCGGCGAGATGCCTGATTTCGCCACGATGCGGATCGGTGCCTAGCGTCCGCGACGGGGTCGCAAGCAGCCCCTACTCGCCCCCCGGCCCCCACACGCCGTCCGCCCTCGGAATCACCCACCGCCCCCGTGCCCGATCAACCCGCCCCCCGGCCTCCTCGATCACCGCGCGGTCGACAATCCCCAGCGCCCGCGTCCCCATCGCGGCGAAATCGTCATACCCTTCGTTCGCAAACCCCTTGCGCGTGCGATGGATGTAGAAACGCCCCGACAGCTTCCGCCCGAACGCGGCCTCGATCCGCGCGCGGCCCATGATCGACCCGATCAGCCCGCCCCAGGTCGCGGTGGGATTGTCCGAATCCCATCCCGCCAGCGTGCCGATGCGGATCGTCTCGCGCAGATCGCCCTCGCCATAGAAGTAACTGACCAGCCCCGCGGCAAAGTTGATGCCCCCCGCGAAACAGCCATTGCAGTAGAGCTTGCGCGCGGAGATGTCGTAGCCATCGGCCATCTCGACCTGATAGCGGCGATAGACCGCGTCGCGCACCGCCTCCCAGCGCACCCCGCTCTCATATTGCCCCAACACAAATCGGTACATCGCCAGCGGATAGCCACCCTCGGGCAGCACCCGGCTCGCCTGCGCGGCGATGGCGCGCAATTGCGGCCCCAGCGGTCGCGCCGGATCGACCTGCGCCGACAGTGCATGGAGCACGACATGAAAGCGCGAAATGTCGGCGGCGGCTCCCCGCGCCGTGGTGCGGATCGGCAAATCGGCCATGCGCAACGCGATGTCGGGACGGCCCGGCGCGAACAGGCCGAAAATCTCGGTCGACAGCTGCGCGTCGATCATATCGGTATGTTCGTTGCGCGCGGGGTCGGAGGTGTCGGGCGGCAGCACTCCTGCCAGCATCAATTCGTGGGCGCGCTGGTTCGAAACCCACAGGTAATTCTGGTTGCCGGTTTCGTCCTTGCCGTATGGCGTCGGCTGCCTCTCGTCATAGATATGGTCGATCCACGCCTGCCGGATTTGCTGCGGCGTCAGGATGCTGGTGCGGTGCTTCAGCAGCGCGTCCTGATAGATATATTCGATATCGGTATCGTCATCCGCGCCCCAGCTTTCGCCCGGTCCGCGCCGCACGAAATCGATCGTCGGCGAAATCGGGCTGGGCTTGGTCGGGTCAAAGATGCTCGGCTGGTCGGGCTTGCCCCAATCGTCGCGGGTGTAGAATCGGCCATGCGGCCCGTCGCCGCCGATCTTGTCCATCTCGGTAACCAGGCCGGTCCAGTTGGCGATGCTCTGGCCCAGCCAGAACCCCTCCATTCGCCGGGCATAGGCGGCACGATCGATCTCCAGCGCGGCGGGCTGCGCTGCCGCCATCTTGAGTGCAGGCCCCGGCGCGGTCGTCGAACAGGCGGACAGGCACAGGGTCAGGACGGGCAGCATCAGGCGGCGCAACAGTCGCTCTCCTCGAACCGGGGGCCGGGGTGTGGCACCCCGCGTCGCCCTCCCCCTAGGCGGGCAGCGCGCCGCCGTCGAGCCGTCAGGGCGCTGCGACCACCGCCGCCCAGGCCGCGACCT